CGGCATTCCTCCAACATTCCTAACGTAACCGCAACACTGCCCAAGAAACGCCACTCGCATTATGCGTCAGTTCGTGAAGGCGGGGTCCGCCCAGTGGTTCTAGCTCCTGTAGACCACGGTGACCACGTATTCAATGAGGAACCCCGCCTCCGACTGATTGCAGAACGCGAGTTTATCCCAGTAGTGCCCTTCAGGCTGGACGAAGCACCCAAGACAGACGCTCCAACCTACGCACCCGTGGATCAAATGGGCCCGGTCCTACGCCAACAGGTACCGGTCGTCACTGGAAATGACTTTCAGAGCATGCTTGCAGCATTTAACAAACGTTGCAACTTTTACAGTGACGCAAGAGTTAGCCCGCCAATAGTGAAGTCCGCCAAGAAGCTTGCGGACCGTGTCTTCCCTAAGATTGATGCCTACGACTGGACTCAGGACATATATGACCGTTGGGTGAGTAAATTCCCCCCTGAGAAACAGCTACGGATGGCCAAAGCTTTACACAATCTTTCCGACGTGGACTTTCGCACCCTAAACACCAAGTCTCTAATGGTCAAGGGTGAAGTACTCCTTAAACGAAACGACCCGTCCTGGGCTCCGCGCATTATTTATGTCGGTTCAGATGAATACAACGTCTTGACCGGTCCTCTTATGGATGAGTTTAATAAGAGGCTTTGCTGCGCGTTGGACACGTTCTCAGACCCAGTTGTTGGTAAGATCATTTTCGCCTATACTAAGACAGATGTTGAGATCGCAGAAGACCTGTCTGGTAAGCCTCGTTATTACGAGGGCGATTTTAGCGCGAATGATCGGAGTCAACTGGTTGATGTACATGAGATCTTTGCACATTGGCTTAAACGTTGTGGAGCCCCTCCGTGGTTCCGGAAATTCTACGTTGAAAACTCCAGGAGTTTCCGCGTTGTTTCATATGATTATGGTATCAGTGCTGACATTCAAAATCAGCTGGCCACCGGCGGCACTGATACCACTGGGCGAAACAGCGTGTGGAATCTATGTCTCTGGTACTCCTTTTGTGAGTTTTCATCTGTAGTTAATACTAAGGTAGCTATACTTGGTGATGATATTGCCGCTGGCACTGACGAAGAAGGCATCTCTTGCCCTTCCTGGATCAAACATTGTCTCGGCGCTGGCATGCGGCTTAAGGCCCAGGAGCGCCGATTTTGGTGTGACTTAACTTTCCTTTCCAGGTTCTTCGTTCCGCAGGGGGATAGACATTGCATGGTCCCGTTGATAGGCAAAGCTCTTTTGCGGTTTAACGCTCGCGCTAACCGCAATCAAGATGTTACGGATGACCAGTATATGGCGGGAAAATCCCTCTCTTATGCCTATGAATTTCGGCACATAGCTTACCTTCGTGATGCCTTCCTTTCCCGCTTCTCTAGCTGTAACGTTTCCATCGCGTCACTTCGCCTCCACGATTTAACCTGGTTCTCTAGACAGGGCGTCTCTACTGTTGATGACGTGTATCGTACCATTACGCGTGAAGAAATAGTTCTTAGTGATGATGAGTTTCTGGAAGTCATCATGGCGAAATACGATTTGGGGCTCTACGACATGAATGAATTGCGAGACCGTTTGATCCTGGACAGTTCTATTGACGTGTTCAGTGACGAGCGCTACCACAATTTTTCTCATGAAGTCGAGTGAACTTGCTCGGTCATGGTTAACTGTAAACTGCTCCGGTAGCTTGGTCCCCTTTAAGGACCCG